GTTTTGGGGCGGTCTGTTTGTGTTTTGTATAGCGGGGGTTTTGCCTCTCTGATGGACAAGAACTGGAAACGGTTTGAACGCAGGGTAGCTGAGGTCGTGGGCGGATACAGGATTCCGGTAAACGGAAGAAAGGAACTTGATGTCCGTCACCCTCATTTGGGGATTGAATGTAAGCACAGGAAGACAATCCCTGAATGGCTGTTTAAACGGGCTTGGGGTCAGGCCGTTGCCGGTTCTAAAGCAGGGGGTCATATCCCTGTTGTTTGTGTTGGGGAGCAGAATAGCTCTAATATTTTTGCTATCGTAGAACTTAAAACTCTGGTAACATTGCTGGAGTACGCACTAAAAGAGGAAGAAATCCATGGTGACTGGCCAGAAGAATGAGCAAGCGGGGCTGTACGAGGATTACATAGCGGTTTCACGCTATGCCAGATACATCCCGGAAAAGAAAAGAAGGGAAACATGGCCGGAAACAGTAGACCGGTTCGTTGATTTTTGGGAAGACAAGTTCGGCAAGAACTATCTTGGAGAGTGGGGAGCCGCTAAAGACTCTATCAGAGATGCCATAGTCAACAAGGAAGTGATGCCAAGTATGCGCTGTCTGATGGCATCAGGTGAGGCATTACGCCGGGAGAATATCGCTGGTTACAACTGCGCCTATGTGGCCGTAGACCACATCAGGGTATTCGGGGAATCCCTGTACATACAGATGAACGGGACAGGCCTTGGCTACTCTATTGAGAGGCAATATGTCCAGAAACTCCCGGAAGTAGCAGAAGAATTCCATGAGTCTGATACGACTATTGTTGTCCCGGACAGCAAGCTGGGTTGGGCAACTGCCCTAGATGAGTACGTCAGACTGCTTTACAGTGGAAAGTTACCAAAGGTAGATACGTCAAGACTGCGACCGGCTGGTGCACCACTGAAAACTTTTGGGGGTCGGGCCTCTGGGCCGGAGCCGTTTAAACGCATGTTTAGCAACCTTGCTAACATCTGGAGGGGAGCCGCTGGGAGAAAGCTGACCTCTCTTGAGGTACACGATATCATGTGCTACATCGGGGAGTGTGTTGTAGTCGGCGGAGTTCGCCGGACTTCCCTGATTAGCTTGTCCAACCATTCAGACGAGAGGATGCGCCATGCTAAAATGGGGAACTGGCACACTGAAAACCCGCAGAGAAGCCTTGCTAATAACTCAATATGCTTTACCGACAAGCCCGACATGGGCGCTTTCATGCGTGAATGGGTGTCTATTTATGAAAGTAGATCAGGAGAACGTGGGGTCTTCAATCGTGAGGCTTGTAAACGTATGGCTCCCGAACGGAGAGACACTGACCACGACTTCGGTTGTAACCCCTGCTCAGAAATCGTACTCAGATCAGCCCAGTTCTGCAATTTGACAGAAGTAGTGGCGAGACACGACGATACCATAGAGTCTCTAGCGAGGAAGGTAGAGATGGCAACCATACTGGGGACTATGCAGTCTACCCTGACCGACTTCCGTTTCTTGCGTAGTGTCTGGAAAAAGAATTGTGAAGAAGAGAGGTTGTTGGGGGTTTCTATTACCGGGATTTATGATTGTAAGGCTCTGTACAATGCCACTGAGGAAGAGATTGGCAGACTCAAGAGAGCAGCTATCTGGACTAACAAGAGATGGGCTAAGAAGCTGGGTATCAACGAGTCAGCGGCTATCACTTGTGTTAAACCGTCAGGGACGGTGAGCCAGTTGGTGGATTCATCCAGCGGGATACATCCCCGTTACAGTTCAAGGTATGTAAGGCGCGTGAGGAACGATAAGAAAGATCCTCTTGCCGCCCTTATGGTGGACGCTGGGATTCCATGGGAAGCCGACCTGTACAATACTGAGGCAGTGGTCTTTTCGTTTCCCAAAACCGCACCAGACAAGTCCATAACCAGACATGACATATCTCCTATAAGCCAACTGGAACTCTGGAAGACCTTTGCTGTAAACTGGTGTGAGCATAAGCCCAGCATGACATGCTATGTCCCGGAGGAAAGCTGGGTAGAGGTTGCGGCATGGGTGTGGGAGAACTGGGAGTTTATGAACGGGGTTTCATTCTTACCTTCCTCTGATGACGGGCATGTTTACCAACAAGCACCGTATGAGGATATAACTAAAAAAGAATATAATGATTTACTTAAACAGATGCCCAAGGAAATAGATTGGAAATCCATGTCTGAGGAAATCGACAACACGACAGCCAGTCAGGAAGCGGCTTGTACCGGGGATAGGTGTGAAATATTATGACGGACGGCACTCATAAAAAATTCTTGGAGCATCTTGATTCAAGTGCAGGTGCTGTCTGGAAAACGGCAATGGTTGCTGTGTCACGGGGATCACCAGTTATTATCAATCCGACTACTCGGGCTGAGACTAGGGGTGACTGGAAAAAACATGCCGATGACGGAGACTTATTTATATTAAAGAGAGTTGAAGTCAAACATCTTAGTGCAGAATTTACAAGTAGGGATGACTGGCCTTTCGGAAATAAATTTATTGTGTGCGCTAAAGATAGCTATGATAATGCTTTGACTAAACCAACAATGTACTGGTACTGGAGTAAAGATAAAACGCATTATGCGGTTGTTTCTTGTCGTGACTATAAGCAGTGGACAGTCGATACTAGGTTTGATTCGCGTTATGAACACGATTGTGAGTTTTATTTTTGCCCAACAGAATTAGTCACATTCCATAAAGAAGAGTCCTATGATGGTTACCGAGAAAAGGGGATTCGATGAAAGACAAAAGATGGGTGAATAAGGATTACCTTAAATTCATATCAGAGATGCCTTGCTCAAACTGTAGCATAATTGACGGCACAATAGTGCCTCACCACTTAAAGCACAGGTATTCACCATATTCCGGGGGCGGGATGGGGCGTAAGGCGTCTGATATATTCACGATGCCCTTATGCTTTAGCTGTCACGACAGGCTACACAATGGGGACAATCGTGTTACTGACTATCAAGCTGAATTTATCTTTAAAACGCTTGACAGGGCCACTCAACATGATATAATACGAATAGAGTACAGACCGTTTGAGGCATTTCGATATGGCTTTTGAGATTAGTCAAGACAGAATGGAGTCGGCCATGATGTTTCTGGCCGAAACAGATATTCCTGCGGCCAAGGCCAAGGGAAGAGTCAAAGCACTAGACCAGTACGGGAGGACAGTTAAGGCCTTTGGATTTCTTGAGGCGACAGGCACTGTGGCAGAGAGGGAAGCTAAGTCGTACACCACAGACAAATGGAAACAGCATATTGATAATGTGGAGCAAGCGGTGATAGACGCCGAGGCTCTGGAAAATCAACGTGCATCTGCGATGGGGGTAAGGGACGTATGGCGTACTTTACAGGCCAATCGGCGGCAAGTATAATTGACGCGGATGAACTCCGCGATGATTATCAGTGGTATCATCAACAGCAACTTGAACAGGAGCAATACCTTATGGACATGAAGGACAACGAACTGACGTTGTGGAAGAACGAAACCGACAACCCGAAGGCTCCGGCCTACAAGGGGAAGGGGTTGATTGCGGGTGCAGAGAAGGCTGTATCTCTCTGGCACAACACCAGCAAGGCTGGTAAACCCTACCTCAAAATCCGGGTTGAGGAGCCGTACCATGGCACAAAAGAGATCAAGGACAACGTCCCCTTCTGAGGAGGAGGCGGCTGAACTTGAACAACAACGCATCTACTTTCTTGCCAGGCACTGTTGGCCAGTCAAGGCCAACCTTGCGCCTAGCGGGAGGTGCACTTGGGGAGATGTGTTTAAACGGCACTCAGGTATGTCCCTTCACGAATACTCTGAACACGCAAGAAAACTCAAACTAAGGACAAAATATGGAATACCAGATAAACTTCCATGATGGGGCAGAGATTGTTCTCGACTTCAATGAGGACAAACACATCTACAAGATAGAGGGGGAGTATGTTCCCTCTGTTACTACCATCTTAAATACAATCAGTAAGCCAGCACTCTTACCATGGGCGGTGAAGATGGGCGCTGACTGGTTCTCTGATAACTGTGAGGCTTTTACTCAGGCCACGCTAAGTGTGGATGAGGTTGTAAAGGGAATAAAGGGTGCGTACCGCAAGAAGTCTAAGGACGCCATGAACATTGGCAACATCGTTCATCAGTGGTGCGAGGACGCTATTCAGTGGAAGATGGGAAACGGGGACTCTCCGGAGATGCCCGATGATGTACACGCTGTTACGGCAATCAACGCCTTTAGAGAGTGGATAAGCACTCGTGATATAAAGTGGATTGCGGCAGAGCAGAAGCTGTACAACCGGAAGTACAAGTACGCTGGGACGGTTGATGCAGTAGCTGAGATCGACGGGGCGTTCTGCGTGATAGACTTTAAGACCTCCGCCGCTGTCTACGACGAGTACTATCTACAGTGTGCGGCCTATGCAGAGGCGATACAGGACATGTACGGGAGAGAAGTAGACTCCGCATGGGTACTGAGGTTTGACAAGAAGACGGGGAAGTTTGAGGCTAAAGACTCTGAGGAACACGACGAGAACTTTAGTGGTTTCTACGGGGCCATGTTGCTGTACAGCAGACTGACCGCATTGAAAAACCGGAAGAAACGATGAGCCTGTTAAGCACCCTACGGGGAAACGGCGCGTCAACAATCTCAGGGGATATCATCCATCACATAGCCATATCAATCTCTCTGATTGAGGCATCTAAAACACACAGGCTGGTTGATACCGACCTGTTAATAGAGATGTTGAAGGAGATGGCGCGTGATTCAAAGACAATCCGGGAACAGGCAGTATGGGAAACCTACTTGGACTTCTTTGATATTACGCTGGATGAGATGCTGGACGGGAACGTCCGAGAGGAAGGGGCAGACTTAGAGTGAAGAGACTGCCCCACACAAAACTTATGTCTGAGAAGGCCCAGAGTTGGGCTAACGACATAGGGGGGTTGCCTAATTCCATTACCTACGGGCGCGGCAACACGGCAGGGCGGTTAGGGGAATTGGCTTTAGCCGAGTATCTGGGTGTAGGCCTTGCTGACGAAAAGGATTACGACCTGATCTACAACGGGGAGAAGATCGAGGTTAAGACGAAACGCCGCACTGTCAAACCCGCTGAATACTTTGATGTCTCTGTAGCCGAAACAAGCCGCCATCAAGCGCCGGATAGGTATGTCTTCATAAGCATTGAATATGCAAGTAAAAAAAGTAAGCAGTACCATGGCCTAAAAAATATATGGCTGTGCGGAGATATTCTGGCCAAGGAATTCTTTGAACGGGGGCGGTTTCTTCGCAAGGGAGCAGAAGATGGAAACAATAAGTTTCGCGTCTTGAGGAACATGTACAATCTACAGATTAATCAGCTTAATCAGACGTTTTAACCTTCTCGATCTCTCTTAGAGATACCACATTTTTTGTAGGGATATACCATAAATTTCCCCAAAAAGAAGAGTCGCGAGACATGGCAAGTGTTGTCCACTCGTCCGTCTGGTCAACCAAAAGCCCGTAGGTTTTTGTGTTTTCAGAGGACGCGTCGTACTCAGACCAACTGGCCTCAGTATACGCGTCAATCCAAACACACTCTACGAGCGTGAGTTTTTCTTTTTCCTTTTTTCCAACGGGCCGGGCAGTATCCATCCGAGAACCATTGGAACTATGAGTATTAATATCAATAACCATCCACCCATCTC